AAGATGACCATTGATAACCTGGTCGCCTATGATGCCGAAGACGCTCCAGTAACGGAAGAAGCCCTGTAATGATTGCTTTGGTAGACGGTGACATCGTAGCCTACACAGTAGCTGCTGGCTGTGAGGACTACGATGAAAAGACCGCCTTATCAAAGTGCTCAGAGTACTTGGAAGACTTAGTCTTTATACACGCTGACTGTTCTGATGCCGAAGGCTTTCTTACCGGCTATGAGAACTTCCGTATCAGCATTGCAAAGACTAAGCCCTACAAGGGAACTAGGACACAGGACAAGCCAAAGCATTTAAACCTGCTTAGGGATTATCTAGCCTCGGCTTGGGGGTTTTCTGTGGAGCAATATCAGGAAGCTGATGATGCCCTTGGTATTGCTGCCTATTCTATGGAACCTGAAGACTATATCATTTGCACGACAGACAAGGATCTGAACATGATTCGTGGCTGGCATTACAATATGCGTAAGAATGAGAAGTTTTGGGTGGATGAAGATGACACCCTGTATAATTTCTACACACAAGTCCTCACTGGGGACCGTGTTGACAATATACCAGGATTGCATGGAATAGGCCCTAAGAAGGCTGAGAAGATACTAAAGGGCTGTAAGACTGAAGACCAACTCTATGAGGCAGTATTGAAGGCTTATGACAACAATGAGGAATACTTATGCGAACAGGCGCAGTTACTATGGATACGAAGAAAGCCAAATCAACTTTGGAGAAAGCCCCGATAATTTATATCGAGTGGGTGGATGCCGTAGCTGATGTCGAATGGCAAGAGAATGTCAAACCAGAAATCCATGCGTGTAAAAGCATCGGTTGGCTTGTTGGTGAAACAGAAGAAGCCATCTGTATTGCCTGCACAGTCAGCATGGAAAGCAGTAATGCCAGGATGCACATACCAAAGGCTTGGGTTAAAAACAGAAAGGAAATCAGCTTTGAAGCCATCGTCAGCGAAAGCAAAAGGGCGAGTCCTGCAACAAGCCGTAAGGGACCTAATCCTAGCAAAGTTCAACCTAGAGCAAGATGATGTCCGTTCAGTTAGTATGGGCGCAACGGGGGAGGATCTGCTACTCAGTCCAGCAGCCAGACGGCAGTTGCCAATTAGTCTGGAATGCAAGTCCAGAGCAAGTATCTCTGTTTACGGATTCTATGAACAAGCAAAAGCAAATGCAGGAGGATACGAACCAGTTGTCGTCGTCAAGCAAAACAGAGATAAGCCCTTGGTTGTGGTAGACTGTGTTTACTTTTTTGAACTATTAAGGAGAGCAAGCAATGAGTAGTTTTAGATTTATCTATGAAGGAGGTGACTTTGAGGACGAGGGTAACAGCCCTTTCCCGTCAAAGACAACGATAGAGTCCTTCCATGAGTTCGCTGATGACCAGACATGGGAAACCATTCTGTGGCAGTTCTGCAAGTTCCTGGAGCACACCGGCTTTGAAGGTGTCCGTAAGCGTGTAGTCATCGAAGGCCTGCGCCATGAGTGCCTCTTCCAAGACTTCTTCAACAGGGAAGTTAATACTGATGAAATCTTAGAGGACTACATCGAAGCACTAAACAAGGATGACCAATGAAACTACTGATGCTTGACATCGAAACAAGTCCCAATACTGCACACATCTGGGGCCTTCGTGACCAATACATCAGTCCAGACCATCTGTTAGAGTCGTCTTATGTTCTGTGTTGGGCTGCGAAGTGGTATGGTTCCAAAGAGGTGATGTTCTCTTCTGTGCAAGACAGTAAGCCTAAGTTCATGCTCCGTAAGATACATGACCTGATCTCTGAGGCCGATGCAGTATGTCACTACAACGGCACTCGCTTTGACATTCCTGTGCTCAACAAAGAGTTCCTGCTGCATCATCTGGCACCGCCTGCTCCGTATAAGCAGATTGACTTGCTAAAGGTAGTTCGCAAAGAGTTTCGTTTTGCAAGCAATAAGCTAGACCATATTGCACAGAGGCTCGACCTTGGTAAGAAGGCATCGCATGAGGGCTATCAACTCTGGGTTAAGTGTATGAACAAAGACCCTGATGCTTGGAAAGTTATGGAGAAGTATAACAAACAAGACGTTATTCTATTGGAGAAAGTCTATGAGCGTTTGCTCCCTTGGCTTGGTAGAAACCATCCTAATCGTAACCTGTATAATTCCACTGGATGCCCCACCTGCGGAAGTGCCAAACTACAAAAGAGAGGTTTTAGTTATACGACCACAGGAACCTTCCAAAGATTCCAATGTACCCACTGTGGAACTTGGTCAAAGTCAACCAAAGCCATAAAGGAACACGCTCATGTCACAGCAGCTTGAAACACTTGCAGACTACATCAAATCAAGGCAGATTGGCGGCAATCATTACAAGTCAGAGATCCAGCCTTGGGATGTCTTTCTCGATTGGCAGCTAGACCCTTGGCTGTGCAATGTAATCAAGTATGTTCAGCGTCATGCTAAGAAGAACGGCCTTGAGGACTTGGAGAAGGCAAAGCACTATCTGGAGTACGCTATTCACAACTATGATAAGATTAAGAAGGCGTATTACAAATGACTGATGAGCAGCTTTACAGCAAGAACACCCTCCGTGGCATAGAAGAGTTGAAGCAGGGTAACTGGCTTCACGGCTTTAACTACTTCGAGTACCGTGTCTATAACCCAGTAAGGATTCCTCTTGGCACTAAGACACCGCTTATGAGGGCACCTGAGTGGGTTCCCGGCCTTGATGTCAAGAACTACCACCTAGTCATCACCAACGAGCAGGGCATTGGCGATACTATTATGTACAGCCGGTTTATAACCCTGCTAAAGAAGCTGCCTGTTAGGTCTGTGACGATTGCTATGTCTAGGTCATTAAATGAACTGATTAGCCAAATCGAGGGTTGCGATGGTGTAGTCGATGAGATGAGTTGCCCTAACAATGCTATTCGTGTCAAGGCCTTGTCTTTACCGGCATTGCTGTTACAATACAGTTTGTTGCCTCCAAAGCAGCCAGACCATGTCTACGGATCTGCTGGCTACTTTGACCTTGGGGAGATATTGAAAACAGACTATATTGGCTTTTGCTGGCGTAGCGATAACTCTTCATGGAATGCCCCTGCTAAGAAGATACCTAAAGAGACAGCAGAGGCTTTTTATGATAAACTAAGAAAGAAAAAGAAGAAAGTAGTGTCTTTGCAGATTCAACCTGATTTTATGCCTAGCTACTTAGACGGCAGGAATTGGCTAGAGACTGCAAAGAAGTTAAAGGCTTTGAGTGCGGTTGTTACCATTGACACCGGTATTGCACACTTGGCTGGAGCATTGGGGGTAAGGACTATAAATCTTATCGGAGCAAAGGACTATGCTAGCTGGTTTTATCATCCAGTTAATTCTCCTACAACGCCTTGGTACGATTCTATGGACCTTATATGGTACGAACCTTATACTAATTGGGAGGCTGGGCTTGACGAAGCACTGAAGAGATTATGTCCTTAACACTGCGAGACATTATGGAACGAATGAGTAAGTTGGACGAAATTACCTTGCTAGAGGTGTTAAACATTTCTTCAGAGGAAATAGTAGAAAGATTTGCTGATAAGATTGAAGATAAATTTGATGAATTGGAGATAGACTTAGATGACACCCTATAGCACCTTTATTGCCAAGAGCCGGTACAGCCGGTTCATTCCTGAGCAAAACCGCCGAGAGCATTGGGACGAGTCAGTAGACCGTTACTTTGCTTTTATGTTTGACCACCTAGACAAGAACTACAAGTGGAGTCCTAACAATGACCTACGCCTAGAACTTATCAGTGCAGTCAAGAACCTAGAAGTGATGCCTTCTATGAGGGCTATCATGACCGCAGGTAAGGCCCTTGACCGGGACAACACCGCTGGCTACAACTGTTCTTATCTGCCCGTTGATGACCCTAAAGCCTTTGATGAGGCCATGTACATCCTACTCTGTGGTACAGGTGTAGGCTTTTCTGTGGAGCACAAATATGTCGATCAGTTACCTGAAGTGCCAGATCAGTTGTTTGATTCTCAAACTACTATTTCGGTTGCAGACTCTAAAGAAGGATGGGCTAAGGCATTACGCCAACTCATCGCTTTACTATACTCTGGGGAAGTGGCAAGATACGACCTTAGCAGAATTAGACCTGCTGGAGCCAGGCTCAAAACTTTTGGAGGACGTGCCTCTGGTCCCGGACCTTTGGATGAACTTTTTAAGTTCACTATTGCCAAATTTAGAGGAGCAGTTGGTAGAAAACTTACATCAATCGAGTGTCATGATATTCTCTGCAAAATCGGGGAAGTTGTTGTTGTCGGTGGGGTACGCAGGAGTGCAATGATTTCTCTGTCGGACCTTGAGGATGACCGTATGCGGTCTTGTAAATCTGGAAACTGGTGGGAACAAAATGGACATAGGGCACTCGCTAACAACTCAGCAACTTATAACTCTAAACCAGATATTGGACAGTTTCTCGCAGAATGGACAAGTCTATACAACAGTCACTCTGGAGAGCGAGGAATCTTCTCACGAGAAGCAAGTCAGAGTCAAGCTGCAAAGAACGGCAGACGTGATCCGAATTACGACTTCGGAACTAACCCCTGTAGCGAAATCATACTTCGACCCTACCAGTTCTGTAACCTCACAGAGGTCGTTGTACGGGCAGAAGATACCGTTGAATCACTATCTAACAAAATTAGGATAGCAACGATTCTGGGCACATTCCAGTCTACGATGACGCACTTCCCTTACCTGCGTAAGGTGTGGCAGAAGAACACCGAAGAAGAGCGCCTCTTAGGTGTATCGTTGACGGGTATCTTAGATAACAAATGGATGGGAGAGGTAAGTGACAGCACTGCGAAGGCTCTTGAACAACTACGGAAAGTCGCCGTTGATACCAACTCTGACCTTGCAACACGGTTGGGAATTCCTAAGTCTGCTGCGATTACTTGTGTCAAACCTAGCGGCACTGTCTCTCAACTTGTTGATAGCGCCTCTGGTATTCATGCTAGACATAGTCAGTATTATATTCGCCGTGTTCGTGGAGACAAGAAAGACCCTCTCTCGGCGTTTCTAACCTCTGCTGGTATTCCTGCCGAAGATTGCGTAATGCGACCAGACAGCACAGTAGTCTTCTCATTTCCGATGAAGGCTCCCGAAGGAGCACGGTTGCGTGATGATCTAACAGCAATTGAGCACCTCGATGTTTGGATGATGTATCAGCGGCACTGGTGTGAGCATAAGCCATCTGTGACCATCTCAGTCAAAGAAGATGAATGGATGGATGTAGGGGCTTGGGTGTTCAGGAACTTCGATGAAATATCTGGTGTATCCTTCCTGCCTTGGGCTGGTGGCACATACCGACAGGCTCCTTATGAGGAATGCAGTAAAGAGCAGTACGAAGAGATGCTCTCTAAGATGCCTAAAGATATCAAATGGGACGACTTAGTCGAAGTAGAAGACAATGTCGAAGGTGCACAAACATTAGCCTGCGTTGCTGGGCACTGCGAGATCTGACATGACAGTATTACTGCACATCATTGGTGGTTGTATGTTGGGGTTTGAATACGTTGATGACTTTGAAGAGGAACACTGTGTCGTCATTGACCTGTTCATCCTCAGAATAATGGTTTTTTGGTAGTCTAGGGTGTAGTACTTAACGGGCCTCTTCGGAGGCTCTTTTTTTATTCTTTCTCGTACATCTCTCTTTCGTGCTTACGGCGTTTGACAAGGCCGGGGAGTTCCCTACCACCAGCCTTTGTCCATGCCATAAAAGCCTCCGCAGCGCCTTCAAAGTCGCCACGGTTATGCTTCATTCTTATTGTGCTTCTTTGGAGGTTGCCGAGGCCAACGTTGAAGCTAAAGCTGACCAATGCGTCAAAGCGGCCTTGGGTAAGTCCTTGAGGGCATAGTCTAAGCACGCCTCGTTCAAAGACAGCCAAGTCTGCTGCCAAGATTCCATTGACTTCGTCCATTGTGAGAGTTCGATCCCACCCATCAGGGATTGCAAGTCCTTTACGTTCATCTAATTTTACCTTTATATGATTAGGGTCAATAACATGACCAACGCCAACAGTCCACAATATAGCCGGACAGCGATAGGGACGAAATCTAACTCCTTCATCCTTTTTGATGCCCTCTATACACTCTTTTGATACATTCACTTCTTGCCCCACTGACGAGAACCAAACCAGAAAGCAATGATTCCTGACAGCAAAGCCATCTCATCTTCAGAGAAGATAACATCCGTAGCTGCGATAAACTGCTCTACGTTCATACTGCCTAACCCACCCTGTAGCAGGAAATAGGTTAGACCAATATTGATTAAAACCAGTTCTAGCACAAAGATAAAGGTCACAGCAGGCCTTACGATGCCATTCAGGTTAACCACCCAGTTAGAGGCGTCCATAATAGCCTTGTCGTGCTCTAAAGCGGCTCCCTGGCGGTCTGCATCGGTCTGGAGGGCAATCTGGTCTGTCCTGATCTCCTCGACCTTCTGCTGGGCTATAAAGCCCCTCTCTGCCAGTGCTAGTTCACGCTCAGTCTGCATCTGGGCTAGTTTAAGTTCCTGAGCCTTATCTGCCTTGTCTTGGAAGAAGTTCAGTACCTGTGGCAATCCAGAGGCAAAGAAGCCGATAGCGGAGGATATAAGCGATAGCATTACAGGTGTCCTTTAAAGATGTAGTAAGTAGTGACTATGAATAGCGATGCCAAAAAGCAGTAAATCTTGAGTTCATTGAGTTTCTTTAGATCCCTGCCAAACTCATCAGTTAGGTTCTTGTTGTCTGCCAAGATACGCTGTTTAATGGCTTCTACCTCAGTCCAGGCAGCAGGACCGTGCTTCTCGATGATGTCTCTTTTAAGTTCTTCTTCTATCTGCTTAATTTCGTATAATCCACGCCATTCCTCAACGGCAGAGAACACAGAGGTGTCTTTGGGCCTGTTTAGCTGCTTCTTGCGGAAGGCGGCTCTGGCCTGCACATCAGCCTTGCCAAGGTCTTGGATGTCCTTGGTGACTGACTCCAGTTCCTTACCTACCGCCAATGCCTCTTTGATGCCAGCGACAGCAGCCTTGGCAACTTGAGTGACTGGTTCGCTCATGTTACTCCAGAGGAGGATTTAGTGCTGTTGAGAGAAGTCCACGATAAGCAAGGTTTTCTGGCAACGGCGCTGTTTGCCCTGATGCAATCCTATTAGCAGCCATCTGTGCAGCCCGTCTACGCAGAACACCTTGTGTATAATCAGCTGCTAGACCGGTTCCAGCAACACCTGCGGCTAAAGCAGGGTTTTGTGAGAAAGTGTAAGCACCGCCAGCAGCAGCTAACTTAGACCGTAATGGGCTAAACTGTGAGGCAAAGGTCAATATTGGATCTAAAGGACCACCTTCAGCAACAGAACGAATTATGTTTTTCTCTTCTTGGTTGAAGACCTTCATCTTGTCTTTATTTGCGGCTAAGTTAATAAACCCACGCCGAATCAGTTCACTGTCTGAGGCCTTTGGGTCTAGGTTTTTTGCGTCTGCAACATTAAGAGCATCATCTAGAATCTGAGCACGACTAGCGTTACGCCAATCCTTCCTAGCGCCTACGATTGTACGAACAGCCTCATCAATACCGCCCTTACCGGCAATAACATCTTTTGTAGTAAGATTGGTTATAAAGTCATCTGCTCTGGTAACAGCCACACCACCTAATCTGCGGATGTTTGGATCTTTGTTGGTTTTCAAATCATTCAAAATGCCTCTAACTTTCTCAAGTGTAGAGAAAGACATCTGAGGATTTTGCTCAACAATAGACTGAATCCTAGCTAAGTTAGCGTTAATGTAGTCTGACTCAGGAGTGCCCGGAATCATGTTTGCATCATCAAGGTCAGAACGAATATCACCAATCATCTTTTTAACGCCAGCATCCTTCAGAGTGATGCCAGCATTTTCTACTTGAGTGTATGCCTTTGATGCCCTTTCCCGAACCTGTGCTGCTGTCTGTAGAGGAATCTGTCTTTGCTCGATAGCCGAGATAGTCTTGCCTGCGCCTGATGCAGTCAAGGCACCTACGCCGACAGCAGCCAAGGTAGCGGCTAAGTCACTTCCTGTGTAACCCTTTACTGCCTCTGCTGTTGGCTGTGCAGCTAAACCAGCAACACCGGCAGCAGGTATCTGTCGTTTAAGATCAGCAGCCATTGCAGGCACATTAGGAAGCATTCTAGCTAAAGCACCAGTACCAGCCATCGCCTCTGTACCGGCCCCCACAGCCCTCTCTACTGTTGTAGCTGGCTCTGGTAAGCCCATCGCAGATAGACCCTTAGCCTGCTCTTCATACACAGAAGGCAGCCTGCTCTCAGAGCCTAAAGCCTGTGCAGCCAGATTATAAGCACCTCTACCAGCCTCTAATACAGCAGCGGCAGGAGCAGTAAACGCCTGATAACCAGCACGAGCAGTTAAACCTACTTGCCTCAATACTTCTCTATTAGTTTTAATGTCACTTCTGGCCTTGGTACCTCTACAGTGTCGCCTACAGGGGCTACTACAACCGCTGCTGGCCCCTATGCAGCCCTTCAGCAACAGGCCCTAGGACTTGCAGGAACCGCCCTAGGAGCCATCAACCCTGCTCAGGCTAGTCAGACCCTCTTCGGTCAATTAGAGGGCCTCCAAGGGCCTGCAAGACAGCGAGAGCAGGAAGCATTGCTGTCTCGTTTGGGTGCCCGTGGATTGCTAGGGATTGGTCAGAATGTGCCTACAGTTGGTGGTGGCATGGGTGCAGTTAATCCATACATGGAGTCTCTGCTGTCTGCTCAGGCTACTCAGCAGGCTCAGAATGCCTTGGCTGCACAACAGTTTGGTACACAAGAGGCTGGTCGTCAGCAGGCAATAGCACAGGCCCTGCAGTCTCAGGGGTTACAGGTTGACCAACAGACCCTACAGCAGTTACAATTAGCAGGTCAGCAGGGTCTTGGATTACAGCAGTTGGCCTTGACTGGTGCTGGTAGACAGGCAGAGGCAGGATTGCGTGGTCTTGGTTTACAGACTTCGCTAAACCTTGGTGCTGCTGATATCGATGCTGCTCGTAGGCAAGCGATTGCTCAGGCAGTTAATCAACAGATTGGAAGCTTAGGCACTAACGTAGGCGGTGCATTGACCAGCGCTGGTAACTTGCTTACTGGCGCTAGCAATTTAAGTGGGTTATTCGGTGGGTCTACTTACACACCATCGGTGTATGAAGCAAACATGGGTGTTAATTTCTTAGCACCCGGAATATACGGCTAAGGAGATATAATGGCACAAGAAGACATCACTGCAAGTTTGTTTGCGGATATTTTACCAAGAACACCGCAACAAGAGCAACTATTATATCAAGCACAGCGTGATAAAACAGCC